GCTGAGCGGCGTGTGTATGATCTGACAGAAAAGGAGCGAACGTCCTCATAAGAAGACGTTCCTCCGTGATGGTGAGTTCCAGCAGGATTAATAGACAACGGTTGTGCCCCTTCGGTGAAATACCGAAGAAGCATCGACCAGCCATCTATCTCCTTAAAAACTGGACGAGTGTTCACAGTTCGGACACGATACTCGAGCTTTTGAAGGCTCTTGTTGTATCTGGACTTGAACGCTGACTTATCATCCGCTGTTGCTAACAGAGCTGGGACACGGAAGTCCATGTCCTTGCTCGGAATTGGGCCATATAAACGGCCCAAATGCCCTACAATGTAATTGTAGGCGTAGTAATAGTGTTTAGCGTGCAAGGAATTCGCATAAGCGATCCAAGACGTATAAACATCAGACGATAGTAATGATGACCAAACTGTCCTAATGCGGACAGGAGTGACATTGACACCCTTGTAGGCGTCCATGCCACAGGATTCGCGAAAGAATCCTTTGATGCAGCTCTTGTCGCGGTTTACAAGTAAACCAAATGACTCGAGTTGTTCGATTGCGTTCGCGGCAAAAGCCGTGGGGACAATCACATCATCACCATACACGAGTATACGATCCCTCGTATACTGACCAGGTGCTGCCGCAGTAAGGATACTCCAGATAGTTAACGCTAATATAGGAAAGCATAAAGCTGATCCCATAGGGGCGAATTTCTGAAGGGGTAACTCCTCACCGTTAGGCAGGACCGTTGATACACTCCTACAACTCTCAAGGTACGTAACAACGTGCTTTGGGAATAGCAGGCGAACCAGACCAACGCTTACTCGATCACTAGCCTCCTTGAGGTCTAGCGTCGCATACCATCCATTGGCCGACCCGTGAAGGGCGGCTATTTGGTTATGGGATTGGTCCGTGAAGAACACATTGTCTCGAGTGAGATCGCAGTGTTCTACATGCTGCACAATAGCCTTCCTTAAACCTTGCTGAATCCATTGAAAATCAACGGGTTCGCAAGAGATGAGGCGTGGGCCGCGAGAATCCTTTGGCACGAGTAACACTCGGGCCGGAAGATCCTTGTTAGTCACCTTCGAAAAGGTGCGATAACTATCACACACATGGCCTAATGACGAACAAAAATATTCGTCAAAAGGATACATAGTTGTGATACGCTCACTTACATTTGTCCACAAGTACTTGTCCCAGAGTCTTTGCTTGGTAGCAACTACTCCAGGACCGTGCTGAGGATATATGTCAGTGAGAGAAAGGCCGGAAAATACTTCTTCAAGCATTTTTCGGGCCTTGCCTACTACTTGAGACATCGTACCAGCTGCATAAGCAGTCGTACGAGCTTGATTAGCAGACTCAAGATCCTGGAGCAATTTGTCCAGGAGATGAGCTTGTGCGGAGAGCTCTGTTTCAGTCTTTTTGAACTGATCAGTGACTTTTTGTTCTTGTTCATCAGTGAAGGGCAGCTCGTATTTGTAAAACCAAAAACAAAGCTGCCGTAACACCTTGATCGACTCGATACACGGATTAGGAAGGACTGTCCCGTCTGTATGAAGTACGCAACTAAAAAACTCACCCATAAACATGGGAAGTTTACTGTTGAGCCGGGGTTTAAATCCCAACTCTACAGAGTTTAGCGGCGTATCTTCTGATAAGGCCTTATCAAGGGCTTTACCCAGACGTGGCAAGGTTTTAGTAATAAAACCTGTACCTTCCTTCGATGCTCTCTTTCTGACCTGATTAACGGTCTGCTTGAGGGCTCGAATGTCAAACATCAATCCATGAGCGTTGTGAACGTCATGGAGTAATGCAGCGATGAGTTCAACTACATCTAGGCTTTCGGAATTAAGGTCCATATGGATCCTTTCCTAGAGCATGCAATACACCATGATCCGATTCAAACGAGAACTCCGTCTACACTTATGCCAAAAATAAACATCAGCACAAGCGATCTGCTAGGCAGCATACCGAACGGAAAAGCAATCCTTTTTGAGGAAAGCTTGACCGCCCTGGTATACTGCCACGCGGATGATCCTGAACAGCCATACCTCAACCGTACTTTAGACAAGTACATACGCAACGCGGCTACTGTCACCGAGTTTGAGGGGTTTGTAATACCGTGCATCATTACCTTCACAAAGAAGGGCATGAAGATACGGCCACAAATCCCACTCGATAACGGCAGTGCGTTTTATACGTACAACGTCTAAGACAGAGGGGGTAACTGCAAGGACTAAACAGAGGTACGAAGGCAACAAGCCTTCAATGCCCCGCACGACTAGATGAGTCAGATCGACCCATCGAGAAGTGCGGCCGCTCCAGTACCGGTGCCATCGTAGAGAAACGTATTCGTGCCAAGAGTGGCAAGAAAAGACGTTAACTCTGCGATGACAGTCTTCATCTCTGCGTTACTCGAGAGAGCCCCGATGGGGGCGTCGAGCACACAGTAGAATGAAGTGGTCACAGGCGTGACGCTGTCCACGGACGAAATCGATGTTTTATCGATTCTGTGCTTGGAACGGCGCCGCGCCTTGATACCACTGCCTGTCTCTTCATGAGAGATAGACAACCGGTGTTGTAGTGACGGTGACTCAGCTATCTGAGCGAACACCGTCGAACGGCCGTCGGACCGAATTCGAGTAAACTCGACTTCTGTCCCGGCGGCATTTTTGACCTCGTTTGTGTTAAGTGTATTACTTAGCATGCTTTTGTTGAAGCTGACCACACGTCAGCAGTGCATTAGTTCGACGACTAATGTCGTTTACGGGGACGCCACTTGCGAGGAATCACAAGTGCCGCCCCCAGGCTAATCTCGGTTGGAGACAGCCCACTCGATGTAAGCGAGTTAACTTCCAGCGAATCGTTGGATCTGCGATAAGCAGATTCATTGACCGTCGGAAGAGTTAAACTGCGAACCGCGCCATAAGGGAAACCATTGAGTTTTAAGGAGTTCTTCCTTAAAAACAATTGCCTCTCTCGTGTCACGGACCACAGATAACGTCGTATGACTACCTTCGGTTCCAGGTTGAGAGTCTTGTGATCATCGAGCCATCGGCTTACGCCGAGGACCCAATCGACCACAAAAGACCACGGAAGAGCGTTCCATATAATAGCCGCATTGGCATTGACACCAAATGCGTCTAGGAACCCTAACAATTGAGCATTCTCAATTTCGTATCGAGATAACGTATAGTTATATTCGATCTCAGCATGGAATCTAGACGGAGAATTGCGTACGGTGCGCGATAAGTAACAGCCGTTATACTGCCAAAAGAAACTCGGAAAGTTTTCCGAGGTTCCAAAGAACAGATAAGCGTCTGATGACTGTTCCGCACCATCACTAAACTCATCCCAATTATAGGCAAAGTGCCTAGTTTGGACCGTCCGAGTTCTAATAAGCAGGTTGTCAATAGCCCGCTTAGTAGACAATATTGCGTGCTGAATGCCCGCAATATCAGATAATAACGGGAGTACGTTAAACTTCGCTTGAAGATAACCGTCTCCCGACGGATGGAACATATGTCGTAATGTAGACCCTCCCCCACTGGAACCACCAAAGGTTCGAGTGAGGAAGCTATACAGATTCGACACTGTACGGGGCAAGGAGTGGAAGTCTTTTAACTCTATAATAGAGTTAAGAGCCGACAACTCAGCCTTGATCGACGGGAGCATCGTCTTTGCAGACAGTGCTTTTAGTTTCTCAAGGTTATCAGGTGGCGGAATAAATCCGCCATCTGAACGATAGACCCGATAAGCCGGTAAGCCTTCAACAGGAAGGCCCGGTTCACCAAGCGGCCTCACGTTCTGACTGTTGCCATCGTAGCCAACAGTCCCGAAGCGACCCCCATGCCCAAATCCTGCATAATGGCAGAAATTGCCGCCGTAGGTTGCAAAACCTGAAGTGGCAACGGGCAGGGGTCCCGAGATAGACTCAGAAGTTCTGAACGCTTTATAGTGTTCAAAATCCTTCCAAATCTTTCGCGGGCCCTTCGAGTTCGGAGTGTACATCTCTTCCTTGGTCGCATAGAAGTGACCAGGGTATTGATGGACAATCGGATTGTATTCGTAGTTGTAACATTGGCTGGACTCAACACCGGTAAAGGTGATCGTCTCGCCAGGGTAATAAGCTACGTCCGAACGTGATTCATTTATCATACGGTGGATTGTCAAAATATTTGACATTTAGGGTTACGCCCAACAGGGGCG